GATTAATATTAGCTAAGATGGGTTCAGAATCACCCCATTTAGGAATAAAGTGTTCACTTGAATTATAGAACAATGTTCCATCAATATCTATAAACATTGTTTTGAAATCTTTTTTATATTTATTCCAATCTTCTAGTGTTCCCCAATCATTATAATTAGAAACATTATATGCACGAAATACGGTGTTGTTGAGGATACCCTGATATATTATATGTGATATAAATAAGTTTTCGCTATTAATACTAATTTGAGACATCAGGGCGATAAATAATTCGGAATTGAAACTATAACCACCAATACAAATCTGATTACTAATTATATTCTTTTCTGATATATTTATTATTTCAGAAACATCATTTGTTACAATAAAACCCTTGTTGTATATTTTATCTACATTGTTTTGTTCATTGATTTCCAATGAACAAATATAATTCCCTGGAATAATTTTGAATGAAAAAGAATTATCGCAATCTTTAATAAAGATTGAACCTTTTATATCAAAATGTTGAATTGTTTGTAAAATAGTTTCAGGTTGATTTTGAGTTTTTTCGTCTAATAATAATATATGTAATTTCTTATTTGTATCTATGAATAAACTATTAATATCAATTTTATATTCATCTATATGCTCTTTTAAGAATGTAATGTATATATCATTGATATTTTCTAAATCTAAACATTTTATAGATTCTTGTATCATAAGATTACCAGATGGAGCTGTTAACATCCATTTGGGTCTCATATTAGGAAATCTTGTAGAAGAACCTGCACATGGTAAAATTAATGACATTTATTTATAATTATATATCATAGTGTTTTTAAATAATATGATAAAAATAATAGGAAATTCTAATTACAAAACATCTGTTATCAAGAAAGATAAATTATATATTGTTAAAGAAAGTCTTACAAATTACGATTCAGAACGTCTTAAAAAACAAATTGAAAAACAAGAATATTTTAAAAGAAATAATTATGATGTTAAAGCACCTAGAATTATTTACAAAGAAAAATCACGATATATAATGGAATATATAAAATCATATGATATGATAAAATATATGAATATCATTGATATTAATTCTCTAAAAAGTTTGATGAATAATATAATGAAATTAGTAAATACATTTATTAAAGAAAGTCAAATGATGGTTATTGATAAATCAATAGTTACAAGTAAGATTGATTCTATAGAGCTAAATCTTCAAAGATTTCATAAAAATTGTATCATTACAAAGAGTTTAGAATATTTACGTAAGAATCTTCATATATTCAAGGATAAAATACCTGTCGGGATATGTCATGGAGATTTAACACTATCTAATATGTTAATTGATTACAATCAAGATTTATATCTAATAGATTTTCTTGATGATTTTATAAATACACCTATATTTGATATTATTAAACTTAGACAAGATCTAAAATACAAATATATATTAGAGATATATAAAGGAACCTATGATAAAATAAAAATAGAACAGATATTCAAACATTTTGATGGACTTATTACTAATGAGTATGAAAGATATAATTTATATTTCAAATATTTTGATATTATGAACTTTTTACGTATTCTTCAATATTCAAAAAATAGTAATCTTGATAATTATCTTTTGAAAACTATTTATAATATCTTACAAAAATAAATCATTTATGTTTGAATATTACCCCATATTTTTTAGTTATTTCGTGATCTATCTTTCTTGTGGGACCTCCTAAAATATATGAATACATACGCGCTAATCCCCAACTCTGTGCAGTTTGGTTTGGTCTTGAACCCGATGAATAATAGGCCCCCATTCCTTTCTTTTTTACAGATAAGAGAGCTTTTCTAGGTATACCCACTGCTTTACTGATATCTTTTATTGTTTTTACTCCTGGATACAAAGTATGAAACTTTTGTGTCCAGCTACTCTTTTTAGATTTGAATGATTTCAGCTTTGGTCTAGAAATATATTTATTCGTCTTTTTTTTACTCTTGTAACTCTTACGAGCTTTTAATATATTCTTTTTTTGTGTCCTTCTGTCTTTTCTAGATAAACCTGAAAGATATCTTTTAGGAATCATAATTATAATATATATTAATAGTAGATTAAAACTTATGAATACTTTAAATAATCGTGGATTAAATAATATATTACTTTATTCTGGGAAATATGATACTAAATCTATTCAACCTTTTGTAGTCAACAATGATTTTTACTATCTTACAAGAATAGATATTCCAAACTTACTCATATTTTTACATAGAGGAGGAACTCTTATTGTGAATATGAATGTTGTTGATAGTTTTCATTCTCAAGATGAGAATAATGAATTATTAAAAAAACGATTTACTAGAGTAGAGTTTGTTGATAAGAAAGAACTCTTGAATATTATTGGACAAAGAAGAGTTAGAAGTTTAAGTAATATCTCTACACTTAATTTATCATTAAATATTGAAACTCATAATTTGGAGAAAAAACTACATAAGATGAGATTAATTAAAAGACCCTATGAAAAGAAAAAGATAAGAAAAGCATGTCAAATAACCAGTGAAGCTCTTATCAAAACTATGAAAATGATCAGACCCGCTATGCAAATACAGAGTATTGTAGATTACTTTAGGAGTGAATTATTAAAGAATGGTTCAAGAGAATATTCTTTTTTACCTATAGTTTCACAAAACAGAAATAATTCAATCCTACACTATGATAGAAGAAAGAACTATATAAAACGTGATGCTTTTGTACTTATGGATGTGGGTGGTCAATATGAGCATTACTGTTCTGATATAACAAGAACATTTCCTATATCTGGACAATTTACAGGTCCTCAAGAAGAAGTTTACAGTATTGTCTTAAGAACTCTTAAATATGCTACCGGATTGGTAAAACCGGGTTTAAAATGGAGTGTATTAACGAATAAAACTAAAAGTTTTATGTATAATGAATGTATTAAAAAGAATCTTTTCAGTAATTCACATACTATTGAGATAATGAACTTACTAATACCTCATTCATTGGGACATAGTGTAGGATTAGATAATCATGATGTAGGTGATTTAGTAGTTTTAAAGGAAAATATGGTGATAGCATTAGAACCAGGTATTTATTTTAAAAATGATATGCTTCAAAATAATTCATTTAATAAAGAAACTTTAAGAAGATTCATTGATATGGGTGGTATAAGAATTGAAGATACAATCTTAGTGACAAAAATGGGTTCAAGAGTTCTTTCAAATGTTCCTAAAGAGATTAAAGAATTAACTAGAATGTTATCTAATGAATAAATATAAATGAACTTTGCTATACCAATAGAGACCAGCGATGAATCACATCTTTATGGAGGTCAAGAATACCCCCGAGATTATTCTGAGAATGATATCAATTATACAGAGTATAATGATATAGAAAATGATATATATACAAATTCTTTTTTATGGGGTTTAACGATTTTTACTTTCACATACTGTAGTATTTCATTAGTAAACGCGTGTAAAGGATTAATTAATAATAGAAGAAATACAGATCTTGATCATAGGTTAATAGAAACATCGATAGAATATACCGAGATTCAATATAATGAGAATGAAAATATAGATACTTGTTCAATATGTCTCTATGGATATAAAGAGGATGAGAAATTAGTGAAACTTAATTGTTCTCATATATATCATAAAGAGTGTATTTTTGATTGGTTTAAAAAGAGTAGAAATTGTCCTCTTTGTAGATTGTCTGTTTAGAGATTCTTTCTTCTAGTATTTCTTCTACCCTTCTTTTTAGATTTATTCTTCTTTTTCTTAGTATTAGACTTGTTTATTGGAGCATTTATCATTAGATTGTAATTTTTAGGAGATAATTTATTCATAATTCTAAGAGTTCTTAACAATTCTAAATAGTAATTTGTATTAATATTGTAATTCATATGCATATTAATATTATTCTTATCATATAATGAAGTTCTCACTACTTTTGAGTGTAATTTACATACATAAGATCTATTATCTCCTAAACTATAAGAAATATTAAGAAATCCTTTATTATCTTCATACATCGTAGTAGGGAAGAATATTAAATCTTGTTTTGATTCTTTACTTGGTAATTGAAAGAAAGGACTCAATTTAGTTATTTCTTTTTTATTCATATCTAGAGTGAAAAAGAATCCTAAATAAAGTTTTACATATCTCTTAAAATATTCTTTATCATCTTTATCATAAAGAGAATCCTGTAATGCTGGAATAAGATACTTATTAATTTCAGTATCACCTCTATAATCTAAAACAGCATGACCTATTCCTAGGAACATTTTCCCAAAAGGTATTAAGTTGCTACTATTTCTCATATGAAAATGTAAATCACCGAAACTGTGCTCAATACGACTAATAATTTTATCATTTTTATTTACAATCATTTTACAATGGAACTCTTTATCAACCTCCATAATTTTAAGAGGATTAATATCATATATCATATGAAGTTTATTTTTGTATGTGAATGGTCCCCAGTTCTTCTCAAAATTACTAGAAAGTGTTTCACATAGAGTAAACTTAGTTGTTTTATAGTTAAGTTTATGTATATCTATCTTAGCCACATACATAAGCCTTCTTCTAGGATCTTTATCTATTTCATCTATTTCATTAATAAGGATATAAATCTCATCTTTATAATAAAAAAGTCTTGGATCTTCTGGGCCTTCAGTAATACTTTTATGATGTTCAATAATTTTGTTCTTGTATTCTTTAAACTCTAAGAGTTGTCCTTGTAACAATTCTTTATCTATATCAATTATCTTTTGTTTAATCCTTTTGTAATTACTATTAAAAATTGAAAGTATAATAAAGTTCATCCCATCCCAAGAACGCACATTACCATACCATCCTCTACTCGCTACTAAGAAGTTATTACTATTTTTTAGTGGCATTACAGAACTATTAAAAATAGTAATCTTTTTAGTATTTAACATAGGATTACCTCTTTTTATTTCATCGGTTAAATTAATACAACTCAGTTTAAGCTCATTATTTTTGAAACTACTCATATATATTAGAGTTTATTTTTATTTCATATTTCAAGAATAAAATATAATATATTTTATAAATGAAGACAGGAGTTCGGATTGATGGGAAGTATGTTGTGAAAAGAGGAAATCAGTTCTATCTTACAGATATATCTGATAAAGATATGTTAAATAAGAAGAAAGATAGTGATTTGAAGAAATACAAGAAAAAAGTCACTATGAAAGTTAAGAGACTTATGAAAGTGAACAAGATTAAAGATGGTGAGAATGTTAATTTCTCTACAAAACGTTCAAAAAAGAAGATTATGAAGGTTGGTGGTAGGTGAGAAGCTGATAAGAAATTGAGCGGTGGTGCTAAACGTCGTAGAAAGACTAATAGGAAGCGCTGCTCATGAAAGAAAAAGAAACCACCGAGAACTCTTAAGAAGATGACTGGCGGCTGACCTGAACCTAAACTTCAAGGTAATGTCCAATAAATTATTCATAAAGATCCGTGACGATAGTTTATTATAAATTTGATAAACTAACTGAGATTTAATATGGATAATTTACTTAAAAATAGAACTCACTATAATAATATTGAATATAGTGAATAATGGAGCTACGCATTCTTTGTGATAATGATAATGTAAAGAGTATGTATGAGAATCATAAGCACTTCCATAATGGTGATTCAGGATTTGATTTGTATTTTCCCGAAAATGTAGAACTACCACCTAAATCTTTTGGAACTCTTATATCATTTGGTATTAAGTGTGAAGGATTAAAGCATGGAGATAATATTACATATTATTTGTATCCAAGGTCATCTATCTCCAAGACACCTCTGAGAATGAGTAACAGTGTAGGTATTATTGATGCAGGATACAGAGGTAATATTATGGCTGCTCTAGATAATCATAGCGATGAGCCATACTTTATTGAAAAAGGAACGCGTTTGTTTCAGATCTGCTGTCCAATTCTTTCTCAAATAAATATGAAGATTGTAGATGAACTAAGTGATACATCTAGGGGTACAGGAGGATTTGGAAGTACAGGCAAGTGATTTGGTAAATTATAAATTTGATAAGATAATATATGATTTACTATATGATAAAGTAATCCAAGTTGGTGAATTTCAAAATATTAAAAATGAAGAATACGAAAATTGGGAAAAATATGAAATGCATCAAAAAGGAAATATATTAGAAAAAATTAGGGTAATTAATTAATTACTCATTGTTTCCACGTACTCTTCTAATAATTATTATCATTAATAAAATTCCAATAACAAAAGA